TGAGTAGGGTGGGTCAGAATCCGACGGCGATCCACATGAGCGCGTGTGCGTGCGATTTATCATTCTCGCCAGGGAACATGATTCGGAAGCCCTTGTTTGTTAGAGTTTCGACGGCGGGCTGCGTGGTGGCCGTGAATTGCCATTTCACCGCGTTATTCCAAATCGGCTGGAATACAATAGACAAGCAGGCATTCGGGAATGGTGTCGGGAAATGCACTTCCTCCATATAGCCGTGCCCATAATGAAGGCTGCCCGTGAACCCCGCGAGGCGACCGCACTTGACGATCATGACCTCATTGGGGGACGGCTGCGAGTAGGGCAGGCCGACGTCTCCGGCCTGCTGGGACTCGATTCGCATGCCCCCGGTGCCATCCCAGCGGGTGCCGTCGTAGCGGATCATGGCGCTGATTGACTCGACCCAGAAGAAGATTGGGTCGGTTGGGGTGGCCGTCCACCCCAGGTCCCATTTCGCGCGATCCCGCTTCCGGTAGGCGTCCTGCCAATCCGAGGCCCAGATTATGCTCTTGATCGAGCGGCCCAGGGTATCCATATCGCCCTGAGCGTTAAAAGGGTCCGTCCCCTCGGGGACGCGGACACCATTCATGAGTGTGCGAGACATCTACCTGTTTCCTCTCAGGGCGTGTTCCATTTGATTGTGATGCGGCCGCTATCAGGGTCGGTGCCAATATCGGAGACGCCACCCTCGACATTTCCTCCGGTCCATAGGAGGCCACCCCCGTTGGTGATGAGCCACTGGGCTACCTCTGCCGGGAGGGTGACGTCCTGGCCACCGGGCGCCCACTGGGAGAGCGGCACGGACAGTGACGGGCCGGCCGCGGCCGGCTGACGCCCCAGGTTCCCGGACGCGTGACAGCGCCCCTGGAGAGTGACCGCCGTGTTACCGCCGTCAGCGGTCCGCTCCCCGAAATGCAGGGCAGCCTCCACGACGCGGAGGCCGGCGATCGCCTTCAGTGCCGCGAACTGCGCCCCGTACCCCCACGCGCCGACCGACGCGAACCTGCCGCCCGCGACGATTCGCTCCGTCCACGGGTGGCCATCAGAGCGGCGCGTCGACCACGACGCGGAGTAGACCGGCCGGATCACCGCCGTCCCCTCAGACTGGCCCAGTTCTTGCAGCGGCGGGGGCGGCAGGACGTCCGGCATGGCGGGTGTCTCCTTCCAGGCGACGGGGCCGACCGTGGTCGCACGCCCGTCCTGCCACATGAGGGAGACGGTCTGCCCGACCGACGGCGCACTCCAGGAGTGAGTCACGGACAGATTGCCGGCCGTGGTGCGGACGACGGCCTGGCCGCTGGCGGCGCTGATGACGGTGCCGGTCGTCGGCCTGGGCGCATCCGTCACGCGGCCCAGGACGATCGCAGAGGACTGGCCGGCCGCCCCCCGCGTGAGGGCCACGACGACAGCGTCCCCTGGATTGACGCTGACGGGGTCGAGCCAGGACGCAGGCACCTGCACCCCCTCGATCGTCACCACCAGGCGCCCCCGGGAGGACCCGACAGTGCCGGTGACGATGCTGGTGCCGCCCTGCTGGCCGATCCCGGCGATCAGCTCGGCGAGCCCGCTCATGAGGCTTTGTCTCCGAGGATCACGGCGCGCATCTCGCTGGCGTCGACGTCGACCTCTAGGGTGCTGGCGGCGACGCCGCTCTGCGCGTCTCCTCCGAGGCTCATGGATCGGACCTGCCCGGTGACGTCGATAGCGCGCCCGGACCGGGTGGGGACCGCGACGGTCACCCAGTCGTAGATCTCGAGCCCGGGGTGCGGGAGGCACTGGATCTTGAGCCTGGTGGTCTTGGGGCCGGTCTGTTCGGCGAGGCGGGTGGCTGCGGCGCGCTCGGCCGCCGTCGTCGAGTCGATCAGCGGGCTGCTGTAGAACTCGGTCGAATTGCCGAGCGGCCCGCCCCATCGGGAGACGCCATGGTCCAGGTAGGCGCGGCCGATGTGCTCGCCCTGCCCGCCCTGGCTGGTGGCCACGACCGAGTTGTAGACGGTCCCCAGGTCCATCGAGCGGGACAGGGACACCAGGGCGGCCATGAAATCCCCGCCCTGGATCCGCCACACGGGGCTGTCCGCCCCCTTCTTCGGGTCGATGATGTGCATCGTCCCCTCACCGTCCGTGCGGCGCGCCAGACCCCCGTGGGACAGGAGATCGTCAATCGCGTCCAGCCGCTCCTTCTCGTAGATTGTCCCCGCCGCCACCTTCGGCAGCGTCAAGTTCTTCGAGTCGTCCACGAGCGGCACCGTCCCAGCCAGGAGGCGGCGCGCCTCCTTGACGACGTCGGAGCGCTCATCCCCGGGCGTCTTGGCCTGAAGCTTGTCGCGCTGGAGGAGGATGCTGGTGTCCTCCACAGAGCAGGTGACCACACCGCCGGTCGGCAGCCACCGCTCGACACCCCCGGCGCGGGTGAGTTGCCAGAATTGCTCCGGCTCCGGCTTGGTGACGACGAGGACGGCGCGGGGGATGCGACTACCATCCTCGGCGATCCAGGTGAGGCGCAGACGCGCCCCCGGCCCCAGGGTGTCACCCAGCACCCACGGCTGAAGCGTCCCATCCTCGTCGATGATCTTGATGGTGCCGGAGCACTGGACAGCGCGGCCGGCGTCCCAGGTCAGGGACCAGGACTCCACGCGCAGGCCAGCGCGCACCAGGTCGTCCCCCAGGTAGGCGTCCACCTGCACCGACTCCCTCGAGCGGGTGCCGGTGATCGACTGGCGGGCGGCGTCAGTCATCGCGAGCATGGTCAGCCTCCGATCTGGAGCGGACGCCTCTTGACGTCGGCGTAGGTCTTGGTCCCCAGGCGGGACTTGATCGCGTCGTAGGTGGCGCCCGCAGCGAGCTCCCTTGAGCGGTCGTAGGTGGCCCGGACCACCAGGACCGGCAGCGCCGGAGGTGCGATCACACCCCCGGACAGGTCCCACTGGGTGATGCCCTCGGCGACGTACTCGACTCCGACGTCGGCGGGCAGGTACCCGCCCCACAGGGTCGCCCGCTGCGGGTCATGAGGGACGCGCAGGAGGAGGACACCGGCCTGCTCCACCAGGGCCGCGACCCGGTCAGCCTGCCGCTGGTCCCAGGTCGTGATGATCGCTTTCAGGCCCTCAGGGGCAGTCCTCGCGGCCCCGAGCTGGACCGGCAGGCGCGCCCCCAGCGGGAGGACCATCTTGCCTCCCGTGCCCCACTTGTGGCCGGATAGGGAGCCAGCGGTCAGCAGCGGCAGGTCATCCCGTCCCTGGTCGCCCATGTCCAGCTCGATCGCGGACGTCCAGTCCAGCGGGTCGGACAGCCACGCCGACGGCGAGTCCAGGCGGACGCTCGCTGACCATGACTGCTCCGTGACCTCATGGCGCAGCGTGTAGGTGACCGTCTCCCCCAGGGGGATCTCGTGGTCCTCGAGGTAGTCCAGGTTGGAGATGCGGATGTCTGCGCCGCCGCGGATCAGGGTCGTGAACCCGCGGACGGTCCGGGTCACCGAGTATCCGGTGCCGTCGCCGTGGACGGCGAGGGACACCGCCGGGTGACCCTCCGAGGCGCTGATGTCCTCGATGGCGATCTCTTTACCGGGCAGGACACTGTGGATCGCCCGGGACGCTGAGCGGTACTTGTCGCCGGTCCACTGGTGCTGCCAGCCGACGCCGGATCTCCCCTCCTCCCTGGTTGGGGTGTCGCCGTCGAAGTAGGTCGTGTCGGCGACGCTCTCGCGCGTCGGACCTAGCTGGATGAGCACGTTGTCCGCGTAGATCGTGCCGACCCGGTTGCCCAGGTTGGTCACTCCCACGTAGACGTCGAACGATTCCGCGCCGGGCGGGACTTCCATGATTAGCCGACCGCGGCCGGTGGGTGCGGTCTGGCCAATCATGACCGCGTAGTGAACGGTCTGCTTCCCCGGGAAGTAGAAGCGCAGGGCGAGCATCGCCGCATCCTGTAGGGACGCACCCATGGGGGACGTGTCGAAGTCGGCAGCGACGGACGCCCAGCGCTGATCTGTTGCGGCAGGCCCGCCCAGGTTGACGCGTTGCGAGATCGCGACCTTGTTGAAGCCATTGGCGTCCTGCGCTTCGATCTTCATCCGGCCGTTCTCGGCGGAGATCTCCGACTTCCAGCTCCACCACCAGAAAGTGTCTTTGGTGAAAGAACCGTTCTGGCAGAGGTTGACTCGCATCTCAGTCAGCGCCATTCAATACCCCCTGGAATNTGTGGCGATCCCCGCCCGGTTAGTGGATACGCCGGCCGGACAGGTCCGACGCGACGCGGTCGACCGCGCGGCCAGCCTCCACCTGCATCCGGCCGATCAGGACGCCGTCGACGTCCCGCACCTCGAGGACTGCCGGCACACCGGCGTTCCCCTTGGCTAGGAGGTCGTCAATCTTGTCCCACTGACCGCCCGTGAAAACCGGTTCCGGCTTGCCCGTGGCGTTGAGGACCGTCGTGAGTCCCGGCTGGAGTAGGCCGCCGTTGTCGAACTTGTAGAGCCCGGTCGACGGGTTGCCGTAGATCGGGGTTTCTCTCACGGGGATGCCGAATGTCGGGGCCTCGACCATCATGCCGTTGCCGGAGGCGATGGCGATGTGGTGCGCCGGATACCCCCAGAACAGCAGGGTGCCGGGAGTATTCAGTGAGCCGCCGGGCGTAGAGCCCGCCTGGTAGCCGGCAGCCGTCAGACGCGGAATGTTGCTCCCCATCTGGTGGGCCGCCCAGTACACGAGACCCGAGCAGTCGACGCCGGGCGGGATCGAGGATCCGCCCCACACGTAGGTTGCACCAATCGCCATCCTGGCCGCATTCACGATGTCGCTGGCGGCCATGGTGGCCGTCTTGCCTTTCAGCCACTCCCCGAATCCGTCGATCCACTTCTGCGGCATAGCAGCCGCGAAATCGTGGAAGAACCCCGAGCCGGGCAGCCCCCGCATCAGGACCTTGACGGGCGCGGTAATCAAGTTCTCGACCGCCCCGAGCGGGTCGGAGATGATCGAGGAGGCGGCGTCCGCGGCGCTGGAGATCCAGTCGCTCGCGCTCTGGACTCCGGCGCTGACGGTGCCCTTGATCTTGTCCCAGATGCCGCCCTTCGCGAAGGCGGCGAATTCGGCTCCCCGGTCACCGCCGGGGATGTGCCCGCCGCTAGAGCCGCGCGCGGCAGCGTTCATGCGGTGGATTGCTGCGGGGCCGCCGACGGCGCGCACCCACTCGGGCCGCATGATTGCCTCACCGCCGGAGAGGGCGATAGCGCCGCCGCCGTCCGGGCTGTAGAAGTGGTAGATATCCCGCCCTGGACTATATCCGGGGAGGACGCCACCGGTGGCATATCCTGGGATTGCGGAGACGTCCGGGAGCCTCAGGGAGAGTCCCAGCTTGTCGGCGATACTGTCGGCCGTTTTCTTAATTCCATCCCGGTACACCGTATTGATGATGAAATTAATGGGCTTTGCGGCGACAGATTTCACGCCATCCCAAATGGTTTGAATGCCGCTCTTCATATTGTCGAACGCGGTTTTGATGTTATCCGTAACCGTGTCGAAAATAGGCTTGAGCGTATTCTGGAACCACATTGCGACCGTATTCACGGTGCTCTTGATGCCATCCCAGATGGTCACCATTCCGGTCCACAGGAGGTTGGCTCCAGCCTTGATCCCATCCCAGACGGCCGAAATGACGGGCTGCACATAGGTCTGGAACCAGCCGACCACGGTTTGGACGGCCAGCTGGATGCCATTCCAAATCGTCACAATCCCGTTCCACAGGAATTGCGCCCCAACCTGAATGCCGGTCCATACGGCAGAAATAGTCGGCAGAATATAGGTCGTGAAGAAATCCGCGGACATCTGCACAGCTAACTGAATGCCATTCCAGATAGCGACAATCCCAGCCCACAGGTATTGAGCCCCGGTCTGAATACCAACCCAGACTGCCGCCAACGCCGGTGCCACATAGGTGCTGAACCAATCGACCGTGACAGCGACAGCCGCCTGAATCCATCCCCAGACCGTCTGGATACCAACCCAGAGGACCTGAGCGCCAGCCACAATCCACGACCAGACGGTCGCGAGCCCGGGCGCCACATAGGCCATGAACCAATCCACGACAATCTGCACCGCAGTCTGAATTAACGTCCAGACCACAATGAACGGAAGCGCCATCGCCCAGACGCCGATCTTGATTCCCGTCCACACGGCCTCGAAAACAGGGACGACATAGGCGGTGAACCAGTCGGCCACCGTCTGCACCGCGGACTGGATGCCCGACCACACGCCAGTGACGATGGAGACGAGCCCGCTCCAGATACTCCCCAGGACGCCTACAGCGCCCGTAATCACGGGCACCACATAGGAGGTGAAGAACCCGCTCACAGCCTCCCACACGACGCTCCAGGCGGCGCTCAAGGCATTCAGCGTCGCATCCCAGTATGGGGCGATCCAGTCCAGAAACTTCTGGAACTCCTCGGTGATCGCCGCCCACGCCTTCTTGCCGGTCTCTGTCTGCGTGAAAAACCAGGTCAGGCCAGCCACGAGAGCGGAAATAGCGGTCACCACGAGAATGACGGGGTTTGCGTTCATCACCACGTTGAAAGCGGCCTGAGCGGCCTTCGCCAGGTCCGTCGCCCGCTTGAATGACTCCATCCCAGTGACGAACGACAGAATCGCACTGACAGAACCACCCAGGGCGGAAATCGCCATCGCCGCCTGCATCCCCTTGAATGCAATGACGGCAGTGCCAATCGTGACCGCAAGGCCACCCAGGAGGCCCTTGTTGTCGATGATCCAGGCGCTCATCTTCAGGCCAGCGTCTACAACCCACCCGACGGCGTCGCGCAGCCCCTCGAGGAAACTCACGATGGCCGAATCGGGCTTGAGGCCGAAGATCGGCTTGTCCGCGTCGCCGGTGAAGATGAGCTCCGCGATGCCCTGCACCGACGGGATGAGCGTGTCGTTGATCCAGGTGCCGGCCTCGATAGCAGCATCCCGGACGCCGAAGAGGAAGTCTACCAGCCCGCTGTCCTCCTCGAGTCCGAAGAGCGATGCGGGCCCCTGATAGTCGCCCTGGAAAAGAATGCTGGCGACGCCCTGGATTCCAGGGATAAGTGTGCCGGTGATCCAGTCGCCGGCCGCCCGGGCGGACTCCCCGATCTTGAAGAGGAAGTCGACGATGCCGGAGTCCTCTTCGAGGCCGAATACCTTGCCGGAGCCGTCGAACTGCCCCCTGGAGAGAATGTCCCAGACGCCCTGGATTCCAGGCACCAGTTTGTCGTTAATCCACCCGAACGCCTTCTCCGCCCCGGTTGCGACATTCCCCATGAAGCCAGTCAGCGCCGGCTTGATCTGGTCGACGATACCCATCGCCCCAGACACCAGGGCCGCCTCGAGGTTACCCCAGGCGCCCTCAATCGTCGCCGTCGACGTCGCCGCTTCCTTGGCGACGTCGGTCATGCCGAGGTCCATCACCGCGGCATTGAATTCCTCGGCGGTGATCTCGCCTTTCTCCATCGCCTCACGGAAATTGCCCGTGTAAGCGCCCGCCTCGAGGAGGGCCTGTTGGAGTTTCCCGGACGCGCCGGGGACGGCGTCGGCGAGCTGGTTGAAGTTCTCGGTGGTGAGTTTCCCCTGGCCGGCGGTCTGGGTGAGCACCATGCCGACGCTTTTGAATGTCTCGGCGTTTCCACCGGCGACGGCGTTCAGGTTGCCGGCAGCCTCAGCGAGTTTGTCATACCCCTCGACGTTGTTCGACGCGAGTTGGGCGGTGATCGACTGGATGTCGCTCAGGCCGTAGACGGTCTTGTCAGCGTAGTCCTTCGTGGACTTCGTGAGCCGATCAATATCGGCCGCGGACTTGCCCGCAAAGCCCAAGGTGTTCTTGAACTTGTTGGTGGCGTCGGAGGCATCAATAGCCTGCTTCGCGATATCCGAGAAACTGGCTGCCAGGCCGACAGCGCCGGTGACGGCGAGCGCCCCGGCCGCAATCTTCCCGACCTTCTGGAAAGCCCCACCCAGGCCGGAGACGATGCTGCGCTCGGCCGGCCGAGTGTCAACGTCCCCCAGGGCCTCCTTGAGCTGCTGGGAGATCGCCTTGGTGGAGAGGGCCACCTGGATCCAGGCTGTGCCGATGGTGTGTCCCGTGGGCTTGCTGCCAGCCATCCTGGCCCCTCCTCTATATGCTGGGAGGCCCCACAACGGCGTGCTGTGGGGCCTCCCTCGTGTTGGTTATGCGCTGGCCTGGGCGGCCAGTTCTGGGTGCCTGGCGAGCCATCGGAGCCCCTTGGCGTCCTGCCGCTCCTGCGCCTCCCGCGCCTTCTGCTGCCAGCCCGGTTCGGGCGGCTCGGGCGGCTTCGGCAGGTCGGACCGCTTGGCTCCGACGGCGGAGGCGATGTAGCAGCAGATCTGCCAGGCGGCCATGCGCGTGGCGGTCACCTCATCTGAGAGGGCGACGTCCCCGCCCATGGCCCTACCCAGGGCCGAGCCGGGCGGGAGTCCCCGGATGAGGATCATCAGCCGGCGAGGCGTCAGCCGCCCCCTCCACAGGTCCAGCAGGTCGACGCCATAGACCCTGAGCAGGTCGGCCTCGATCTCCTCCCCATGCTCCCGCAGGAGCGCGGGGAGGGCCATCAGTTTCCCGCGTTCAGGACCTCGAACACCTTCTGGAGGAAGGCGCCCATGGCGTCCGCGCTGACCTTCCCGTCCTTGCGGACGTGGTTCTTCACCTCGTCGTAGGAGTCCCCCAGGACGGCGCGGGTCACCCGCATCATCGCGGCCGGCGAGGCACTACCGTCCTCCATGGCGGCCAGCGCCTCGATCACCTCCCAGTCGGACTGGAAAGCGGTGGGGTCGACGGCGATGGTGAGTCCGTCGACGGTCACCTCGACGACGCCGCCGCCGTTGGCCTCGGCCTCCTGGAAGTCCTTCGGTGTTGCAGCACCGATCTCCTTGGCGCGCTTCCCGGTCTCACTGGTCTTCTTGCTAGTCATGTCGGTCCCTTTCGGTGGTGGCGGTCCCAAGATTGTGGTGACCCCACCCCGGCGCAGG